GGATAGACAGGTTGCAGGCGTACGTTGTGAGTGAGGATATTGCGCGCGATCTTGCTGAGGGAAACAAGTTAAAAATAAACGCCACTTTATAAATGTGTAATTGTATGAAGACAGATAGCATTTGGGGAGAACTTGGTTCTCGCATCCCCGAGGAATACAAGGCGCAAGTTACCGCCACGGTTAATAGGACTTACAGGGTTTTAAGCATTGACCCGAACGATATGGATTATTTGTTCAATATTTATAACAACTTTGTTAATCATTATGAGCCTGAGCGGCGAAATTGTCCCGCGTGTCGGACAAAAGTAGTCGGTAAAATGAGGCAGATAGTACAATATTGGAACGAAAATGGATGAATTTGAAATGATTAATGAGGATTTATTGCAGGATTTTACCCATGAAATCTTGAATAAATACAGTGCTTTTTGTCATAAGGAAGGTATTACACCCAGTTTTTTTCACTTGATTTCCTTCCTCGTAAAAACCGACGTGGTAAAGGAAAAGACGGTGGCGAAATACATGGTCATGCACCTTTATCCAAATAGCCTTTATTCAAATGATTCAAAGATGGATGCCATGATGGAAATAAGCATACGCACGGGTATTTCAAAGAAGCACGTTTATAACATGGTTCAGCACCCTGAAAGGTTTGGTTATCAAATCAAGCAAAAAAGAAAAGATAAAAAATTATAATAAATAAATTTACACATTAATCTACAAAAATGGCAAATGTTAAAGTTGATATTATAGGGGAAATTTCAGAGTGGTACAATTCAATGCCTTATCTAAAATACAAAATAGATGAGGCAAATGGAGCGTCAATAGATTTTACTATTTCATCAGGTGGCGGCTCAGTTACCGAAGGAATGGGAATGGCTGATTTAATTTCTACTTATTCAAACGAAACCACGGCAACAGGAATCGGCTTGGTAGCAAGCATTGCAACGGTTGTACTGTTGGCGGCTGACAAAGTGAAAATGACCGAAAATTCATTTTTAATGATTCATCGACCTTGGTCACAAGCTTTCGGTAATTCCGACGAACTTGAGGCAACGGCTGATTTGTTAGACAAGATGGAAGAAAAGTTACTTGACATTTATTTGTCAGCTGTTTACAAACGCAAAGGGGAAGAAAAAGACCTTAGAAAAAAGATTAAAAAAATGATGGCAGCCGAAACATGGATGACATCACAGGAAGCTTTAGAATTCGGTTTCATTGATGAAATTGTTAAAACGGACGAAAAAAATATAGATTTATTACCGTTGCAAAACAGTTTAAGCAAGTTCGTAAATGTTCCAGCCGCATTATTAATAAAAAACAAAAATAACGATGACATGGGTAATTCCATTTTAGAAAAAATCAAATCTTTGTTAAACCAAACCGAAACCAATGAGGTTATTGACGCACCAGCGGCAGTTGATTCAAAAGCGGACGAGGTAGTTATAACAGATGAAATGGCTATTGAGGTTTTAAAGGCAAAAGGTTACACGGTTTTAAATGCCGAAGAAATGACCGCTTTATCTGAAAAATCAAACGAGCAAAGTACGTCAATAACCGAAATTGAAACGGTTCTTGAAACATTGGGCAACGAATTGGTTGCACTCAGGGCGCAAGTAAAAAAAGGCGTTGGACTTCCTTCCGGCGGCTCAGCCCACGAAAAGGTTCAGGAAACAATAACGAAATCGAGTTACTTTGATTCTTTCGCTTCATTAGTTCAATCTAAAATCTCACAAAGATAATGGCAACAGCAAACGTTAATGGTTTTCTCGATTCAAATACATACGTCGGGCAAAACAATTTAAACCGCACCAACCCGTATGCCAACGAGCAAGGGATAAACGCGGAGCAATTATACGGTATTGATACCTTTACGGATCGAATTCCCGTTTCCTTCACCTATGGTACTTCCTCGGCTGGAAAGCGTTTGAACTTTGCACCGTTGACAGGTGTAACAAGTGCAAGTGATTTTTATAAGGTTACCGTAATGGATGAATCAGGTAACGAGGCTTATGCAAATTGGCAGTCCTCAGCACCAACGGCAATTTTACAAATCAATACCTCGGCGTTAAACGCAAGTAATGATTGGAAGGTTTTGTTTGCAGTGGCAACAACCGCAGGTGCAAAAACAGAGTTTTCATTTGGTATTGAGGATGCTTTTGTTTTAACAAATACGTCTGCAACCATTTCTTACCCAAATCTTTAAAATTAAAACAAAATGGCATTAGTTGAAATAAGCCAACTTGACGTATCCTTTAGAGGTACGGAGGCAAATAACATTTTTTTAGAACCAGTCTTTTTTGACGATGACCTTCGCGGACAATTTCGCGTTCTTGGTAACGTCGCCAATAAAAAGAAAATGGTTTTCGTACAACAGTTGGAAAACATTGTACGCAAATACTCAGGCTGCGGATTTAACCCCGTGGGTTCGGTTGACATTTATCAGCGTACCATCGACGTTGAAAAAATGAAAGTGGATCTTGAAATGTGTTGGGACGAATTTGAAGACACAGTTTTTGAGGAGTTATTGAAAACAGGTACAAGGCTGCCAGATGTTTCGGGAACATTAATTGAAAACATTCTTTTGACCCGTACACAACAGGCGATAAGAAACGACATTACCCGTCTTTCTTACTTCGGTGACCAGTCAAGCAATAACCCAAACTTTGATTCATTAGACGGATTTTGGACGGTGTATTACCCTCAGTTAGTTGCAAGTGACTTAGTTCCACGTTGCAACACGGGATCAGGTTCAGACCTTGGCGCTGGTGACGGCTTCGCGATCCTTCGCGCGGTGTATGACCAGGCACCATTGCAGTTGAAAGGTTTACCTGCTAACCAAAAGGTGTTCAATGTGACGCAAAGTGTTTATTCTCAGCTTCGTGAGGACATTGAAAACGGCGGTGGCGGCGACTACGGTTTACTTCAGTTGATTAACGGCGTTGAACAATTTACTTTCCGTGGCGTAACCGTGATTCCTCAATTCCGTTGGGATGACATTGCAACAAGTTTAGGAACAACTAAGCCGCATTATGTTGAATATACCACGCCTCAAAACAAGGTACTTGCAACGGACGTGTTAAGTCCTGAAACGGCTTTGGAACTTTGGTATGACCAGAAGGACGAAAAGGTGTATATCAAGGCACGCTTCAAAATGGGCGTAAATTATATTCACCCATCATTAATCAGCTTAGGCTACTAATCAATAATGAATGAGCGCAATAACAAGCGGTTGGCTTAATCAATGTACAGATGGAACGTGCGCTGGTGGTATTGGCAAGTTTTACATTGCCAATGCTAATCAGGTAACAAGCATTACCAATAACGCATCGGGAGCAACCACGGCAATAACAATGGCTTCCACGGCTGCCGTGTTTTACGAGGTTGAATTTAGGGACAATTCAGGAGCATTCACGGAAACGGTGACGCAAGATCCAGATACTTTGTCGGTAGCCATTGAGCAAAGTTTGGTTGGAATCATTAATTGCCGCGACCAGGAATTAAGAAACCTTATTCAAGACATGGCAAATCAGGCGTGTGGCTTGGTTTGTGTTCACGTGGAAAACACGGGCAATTATTGGATTTGGGGCGTTGAACTTGTTGGCGGTAAGAAAAGGGTTGCAAGGTTGACAAGTGCCGAAGGTTTATCGGGTGCATTGTTTACCGATTCAAACCAAGAAACGCTTACCATTACTTGCAGAACCACGAACAAAGCGAGGTTTATCGTTAACGGCGAAACAGTGATGAACGCCTTAGATTAATTTGAATATGATAGTTAGAGATAAAAGCAAACAAATGCTTTACGTGGGTGCAGACCTTTCGGGCAAAGCTGGAATCATTCGAAAAACTATCGGCGAACTTTCACAAAACGAATTGAGGGCTTGGTACAAATCAAGCCCTCAGGACGTTGGGCAACACGTCATTTATACCCCCGAGAAAAAAAGCTATGAGCCAACAATTAAAGAAAATACAGGCAGTCCCAAACAGGAATAACAGGGTAAGTAAAAGGAGTCAAAGCCCTTTACTTGCCTCGGTTACCTTAGACACCTCCAATACAATGCTTGTAAGGGAGGATATTTTTAATGAGCCGTCACGGGAGAGGCTTGATTTCACGGGGGCAAAATGGGTGCGGTTCTTTACACAAAAAGACGACTTTTTAAAGAGCCTTATCGCCATTGTAAATAATTCGCCGACGTTACGAAGAATAATAGAAGATAAAACAAACATGGTTGTCGGTGATGGCTTCATTCCCATGAAAGGTAAGTCAAACACTTTGCTTACCACGTCAATGAAGGGTGAGGTTATCACCGACGATTCTTTAAACGAAATTGAGGATGTTATATCTCAGGTTAATTTACATGGTCAAAATCTTCAGGAGGTTTTGGCTCAACTTGCTTTTGACTATGATGCTTTTGGAAATAGCTTTTGCGAAATTGTTAAAGGCAAAGTAGGCAGCGAGCCATTTACTTATATTTATCATGTACCCGTGTATAACATTGGTATTAGAAAAGCAGAAGCGGATCAGCTTATAAAATCGGTTGGCATTTACGATAACTGGGAGGAGGTGCCGCTCACCACCGACGGCGTATTTTACGAAAGCGAAGGATTCAGGGAGGTGCCAATGTACCCTGACTTTAAGAAATTTGAGGACGGAACACAAAGAAGCGTTATCCATGTTAAGCAATACGCGGCAGGCTATTTTTACTTTGGCTTACCTGAGTGGATTGGCGCAAAGATGTGGGCTGAAATGGAATACCGCATTCAACGATTTAATACAAGCAAATTTGAGAACGGCTTCATGCCTTCGGGTATCATGCAATTTTTCGGCTCAATTACGCCAGCTGAGGCAAAGAAATTGGTTGAAGGAATAGAAAGCAAGTTCACGGGCATGGCAAATAATCATAAGTTATTTGTTCAAGTCCTAAGGGACGAAAAATTAAAAGCAAATTGGATTCCCACGTCAAAAGAAAACGAGGGCGAATTTTTAAACTTGCAAAACTTGGCAGCCTCGGCGATTGTCGTGGCGAACAGGTGGAGCAAGTCACTTGCAGGCTTCGCCACGGCGGGGCAACTTGGAAGCAATCAACAGATACGTCAGGAAATGGAATACTTACAAAGTACGGTTATTAAACCGCGCCAAAACTTGATGTTATCTAAAATTATAAATCCTTATTTAGCCGAAATTGGGCTTTATAACCCAGCCTTAAAAGACGTTCAATTCTCAATATCAAACACTTTACCCGTGTCTTTCATGGGTGACATTGCGGTTGAGGATAATTTGACGCAAGATGAAAAGAGGGAAATATTAGGTTATTCACCAATAGAAACAAATGAGCCAATTAATACAACCGTCTGAGGTCATAAGCGGCGGTGTTGCAAGACCAACGCCTGCAGATATACGCCTTGATAAGTCATTGATAAGCCCACATATTCAAGACGCGGAATACCGTTGGATTATTCCAGCCGTTGGCTTAACGTTTTACGATGCCCTTGTTGCAGACAAAGGAAGTTCAACGGCGTTTACATCGACTTCTTATCAAGCGTTATGGAATGACCAATTAAAATCCTTTTGCGCCAACGCCGTTCTTTACGAGGCAGCGCCTTATATGATGATGCAGCTTGGAACAAATGGACTTTATACCCTCGATAACGAATACGGGCAAAACGTGGGCGTTGAAGGCTTAAAATTTTATCAAGATACTTTGCTTCAAAGGTTGGAGGTAAAAAAGAAAAGGATTAAGGATTATTTATGCACTTGCGCAACCAATTTACTTGGATTCATTCCCAGCGCCGTTGGTTGTCCTGAGGCAACTTGCGACGAGGATGAAGAAATATTTGATATTTATAACACGATGGGAATAGTATTATGAGTGAAATAAAACCAAAGAAAGAAAGACGTTTTTTAAAAACATTGGGGCGCGTGGGTGAAATATTGGTGGAACAAGTATTGCTTAAACTGGGGAGTAATTTAATTAAGAAGATTGGAGGCAAAAAAACTTTGCCTTCAATTCTTTTTATATTCCTTTCGTTTACCCTTTTCGCGCAATACCCAAACACGGGAAATAAACAACGCCTTGGTTTCCAGACGACTGGCGACGGGCTTGTTTGGCGTGGTTCATTGTCCGACACAGCATCCATTCAACCGATAAACAACCAAAACGCATGGGTTATTCTTGATACCGTTAATTTAAAATTTTATTCATTTGATTTTACTTCAAACGTTTGGAACTTGGTCGGCGGTGCGCCTGGATTAACCATGCCCTTTGATTCTATCACATTTAATACGGCAAAAGATGGCACGGTAGGAGTTGGTGAAGTGGAGTATAATGATACACAAGGCTCTTTAATACAAGGCTTAAAAGGTGGTTTAGTTACTAATGTCATCGGTCAACAATTACACCAACGGGTAAATAACAGAACAGGCGCAACTCTTAATAAAGGCGATGTTGTTTATTTGTCAGGAAGTCAGGGAAACAGAATAACCGTCGCGAAAGCCATTGCAACAAGTGATCCGACATCAGCTAATACTTTTGGCATTGTTGCGGAGCAAATATTAAACAATGCAAGCGGTTACATTATCACAGAAGGATTAATAACAAATATAAACACATCTGCATTAACGCAAGATAGTGCGGTTTATTTATCAGGAACCACATCAGGCGCACTTACATCTACTAAGCCACAGGCACCTATCCATGGCGTGTATATTGGAGTATGCGTTAAAACAAATGCAGGAAGCGGAGAAGTATTTGTAAAAATAAGAAATGGGCAAGAATTAGACGAGCTTCACGATGTTCAAATTTCTAATCCTACAAATAACGCTTCACTTTATTTCAAAAGTAGTGAAGGATTATGGAGAGATACAACCGCGGTTCTTTTGGTTAGTGACACGGCTTCCATGCTTACGCCGTATTTCAGGGATGCAGATACATCTTTATTAAACCTTACTTCAAGATTTGCAGCTAAATTAAATTTATCTGACACGGCTTCCATGCTTACAAATTACTTGCGCACGGGCACGGCGGCATCAACTTATTTGCCTTTGACGGGTGGAACAATGACGGGAACAATAAATAGACAAGAAGGCTCACACGATGGAAGCGCAAATACATTTTATTATAATTTATTAAATTACTTTGCAAAAAGAGATAATAACAAAGGAAATCAAACGGCTCAAATAACATTTACGGATAGACCTGGAACATCTACGTTTCCAAATAATGTAAGAACATCTGATATATATTTAATGACTGCTAAAAATTTTAGTAGTGGTCAATTAGGGCAATATCTTGACACAACCTTATCCGTTGTGGCAAATCAAGATGGAGGCAGGGTTGGAATAAGTAAATTAAACCCAGCTTATAAATTAGATGTAAATGGAACGCTTGGCGTAACAGGCGAAACCACATTGCTAAATAAAACGTTTGTTGGAAATTTTACCGACAATACTCCAACCTCAGGGGGAAATCACAATATAAGGCTTGAATCAAATGATGTTTCAAGTATTGGATTTCACGACGCAGGAAACACAATAGCTAATATAAGATTTTCCGCTGCAAATGGATTTGTTATTGGCGCAAGCGACGGATTATACGGTCCACACTCGACAACAATCGCAGGAAACGCCACATTATCCGCACCGCTTACCGTCAATTCCTCCGCCGTGTTCAATGAAGCCGCAACTGATTCCGACTTCCGTGTGGAAAGTGAAGCAAACGCACACATGCTTTTCGTGGATGCGTCAACAAGCAAGGTAGGCATTGGTTACGCGTCACCTACAAAGACACTTGATGTGAATGGAACATTAGGTGTATTTGGTGCAACAAATTTATCTAATACTTTAACAGTTGACGGCAAAACTATTTTAAATGATTCTGCAAGATTTGAAGGAAATATTTTGTTTAAAAAAAATATGGGATTACCTATTGTAAAAATAAGTAATGCAGATTATACAGCTACAACTTATAATCATACAATTATTTATACAACATTAACATCGGATAAAACATTGACTATTCCTAATGCGTCTGATGCAGTTGGTGTTAAATTTATAATCTCAATTTTTGATATACCTGAAGGTAATGAGGCGTTAACATTAGTTACTCCATCGTCAAATTTATTTGTAAGAACTGATGGTGAAAATTCAAGTGTTGACATTGTTGGTGGTTATTGTACTACTATACAAAGCGATGGCACTAAATGGTATATTTTATCCTATGCTCCAATGTATTAATAAACTTAAAAAAATAAACATGAAACAAATCATTTTCTTTTTATTATTTGTATCTCAATTAAGTGCACAATCTATCACTTTTGATACATCGTATGTTAAAATTATTGACAATGCTTATTACCTTATTTACCGTGCAGATTATACCGAAGGTGGATATTATGAAAAGGCTTCTATTATTGGTGATACAAGTCAACTATATAATGGTGCTATGGCAAGTTTTGAAAACAATGCAAATAACTTTGCTGACAAGGTAATTGCTTATTATGACTTCGGAAGGAAAACAACAGCAGCCATAAGAGAGAATAATAACATTCAAGAATTAACAGGCAAAAATCCATTGGATACCATTTTAAAAAACAATGAGGCATTTTACACAGATAACAAATGGCAGATAAACGCACTTACAACAACCTTAGCCGTTGACTTTAATTACAATAAAAATACAAGTGCATTCAGGTACATTGTCGAAGGTTCAACGCCAAAAAATGCTATTGTATTTTCAAAGTTTGCCATAAGATTAATTAGTTATCCAGTGTTAGGGCAATTTATTGATTTATATTGGGAGGAGGCAAAAAATAGGTATATTTCACAGGATGGTAAAATAATTTTGAGGCAGTTAAAAGTAACTCGATGAAAACAACCTTAATAAACTTTTTGCACCTCGGATGGGAGAAGATAACATACGCTATTTGTTTTGGCTGGGTGGCATCTTTTTTCATACCAATAAAGGGATTTTTGATTTTTACGGTATTTGTTGTTTTTGCTGACATGGCAACGGGAATCCTCGCGGCAAAGAAGGAGCAACAAAAGATAAATAGCAAAGGGTTATATCGGACAATGGAAAAGATAGTTGTATATTTTTGTGGCATCCTGATATTCGAGGGTGCAAGAAATACTTTTAGCCTTCCGTTCAACATAACGTACATGGCGGCGTTCTTAATTGCAACGGTGGAGCTTTATTCTATTTCGGAAAATATTAAACGCATAACAGGTGTAAACCTTGGCGTTTTAATCACACGTTTTTTTAATCGTTAAAATAAATAATATGCAGACTAATTTAAAAGAGGCATTGAAAAATGCAGATGGGATAAAGTCACCAATGGGTGACGTGGCTTGTTACTCAATGAACTTTGCGGAGCTGGCTTCGGAGATAAACGTTCATCTTGAAGGCAATAAAGTGAAGTTCACCTGGCGCGAATATATCCAACTTGCTCAAATAATTTGGGATAAGATTAAGGAGACATCAAGGGAGTGCGCTGGGAAGGAAATTTCTGTAAATTTACCTCCTAAGTTTTCTTTGGTTTCTGCAGCTTTTTCACTCATTGGATTTCGTTTGTAAGAAATAGGCGCAGCAGGATTCGCTACCTTATGCGTTTTACAGGGCGGTGCATTGACTTGCATCGCCCTTAAAAATATCAAAATATGAAAGCATCTAAATTTTGTGTTTTCCTCGACGCGGGTCACGGAGGCATTGACGCAAAGAAAAAATTACCTTACAATTATACCACGTATCCTTCAAAGTGCGCTCAGCATAACAACGCAAAGTTCCACGGTTACGGATGGTTCTTTGAAGGCGTGTTTAACCGTGACGTTGCGGCAAAGATTGAGCAGTATTTGATTGACTGGGGGTTTTCCGTGGTTCGCGTGTACGATCCTGTCTTGGACGTATCATTGACAAAGCGCGTGGCGAAGGCAAATATAAACGCCCAGAATTATGAGGCTTCGTTATACCTCAGCATCCACGGCAACGCGGCAACGTCGCCCAATGCAAGGGGCTTCGAGGTGTTCACCAGCAAGGGCAAAACGCGTTCGGATATTTACGCGGAGTTTCTTTTTAAAGAGGTTCAGGAGGCTTTTCCAAAATGGGTTTATCGCATGGATACCACGGATGGCGATAAGGACAAGGAGGAAAGTTTCTTTGTCATTACCCAAACCAATATGCCAGCGGTCTTAAGCGAAAACGGCTTCTTTACAAATTACCATGATGCCTTAATGATGTTTGACCCTGTGTTTCAAAATACGTTGGCTTTGTCTCATGCACGGGCAGTCGTGGATTACGCGAAGACGCAAGGGGTAATCTTTTAAATAAAAAAGGGCTGGTTCAAATGCCAGCCCCGATATACACATCAACAATTCAACAAATTAGTAATCAATCAATTATAAGTTTTATAAGCTTTGCGGCTGATTCTTTTAAAGTATCGGTTTCCTTTGAGTGATAAAGTTGGTAACAAATGCTAACCATTCTTTCTTTATTCATTGATTGATAGGTGGGCATGGTCTCAGGAATCAAAGGATTAAGGTAAAAATTTATTACCGATTGTTTGCTATTTACCGTGTCGGCAAATCTTATCGGAGCTGGGCGAGCGTTGAAACATCTTTGCGCTTCCTTCCATTGTTCATTGGTTAATCCGTCTGTTATTTCGTTATTTTTCATCTTACTTTGTTTTGTTTAGTTCCTCAATTAAGGCGTCTGCCGTGTCGACCGCACTTTCAACAATGCGTTCAATTTTAATATCAAGTCCATCTTTGTTACTTATTATTCCTTGCATTGCCATTGATGCAAAGTATTCGCGTTTGGTTAGACCATTACTTTTATAAATATTATCGTCCGAATAATCCTTTTTTGAATTAATAACGTTGTGTATTGGATCGTTTGCTTTTGTTTCAAGATTTTTCATCTTTTGATATAATTTTTTGCCATAAGCGCAAGAAAGAAAGCGTCGATTTCATCTTGACTTATTTTGGCGGGTTTAAAATCTGGTTCAAATTTCAATCGCTCACTTGCGACAACTCGCATAAAGACGTCTTTATTAAACTTTTTACCCTTTGCTTCAGGGCTAATATTATAGGCTTCAATGTCATGTTCCTTTATCCATTCATAAGCAATCCTGGAAGAGGCTTGATTCATGCCAACGTTGCGGGACATTCGAGAAAGGATCGCGCGGTTGATTGAATTATTAAAGGTCACATTCTGGAGGCTTGAATCTTCCACTAAAACAATGGGGTTTTCGTATGTCACCCAGGTTATAACGTCGCCGATAAAATCGACAAACCTTTTATACCTTTTAAAAATCATGGTGCGGTCTGCAATAATGCAAACCGCCATTCCCTTTATTCTTAACGCTGGGTCAACGCCTATCAGTGTCCTCAAAGTGTTATTGTTTTAAATGAAGATACAAAGTTTTTTGCCGTTGTTCCCGTGGTTTCATTGTTTTCTTTTGCCTCAACCTTTACGCGTGGTTTCCTTTTGCGCTTTGGCTTTGGCTCAGGTACATTGATACCGTATGCTTCAACGCCCTTGTCAACAAAGTTGATTTCAAGGAGGTAACCGAAAACAACGATGGTGCCAACGAATAAAAACATTGTGATAAATTCGCCGCCTTCGTACTTTTCCTGCAAGCCGAAAAAGATTTCAACCAAGGCGACAAGTGTCGCGCCCAGGGCAATCTTTGGTGGGTATGTGCTTCGCCCTTTGGTTGGATTCAAGAAGTCCATGAAAACCACGGCGAAGCGTCCGAGTTGCAAGATACTGGCGGCAATGATCGCAAGCCAAAAGTCAATGGGGAGAAAAATGGCGGTTAGGTAGGCGTTAATGCCATACGTTAAAACGATTGTTAAAAGCATGATGGTTGGAATGTTATCCGAAATACTTTCGAATGTCCATTTGAATTGAAGGTTGTTAAAATTCTTTTCCATTTGGTTTTGTTTTTGTTGTGTGTAAAAAATTAGGGCAGCTGGGGGAGCTGCCCTGTGAGGTAATTAATAATTTACTTTTCTTGCGCCTACTAATTGGTTTTCATTAAACTTACATTCCTGTACTGCCTTCATTAAGCATTCAGAATAATCTTTGCCATCGGTTACAATAAAAGAACATTTACTATTTCTGCCTTCTTTCAATGCGCCTGTTTTTGTTACGGCTTGCTTTACACTTAAATGTTTAGTGTATAAAAATCTCCAAGATTGCATTTCGTTTGTCATGATTGATACGTTTTTGTTTTTTTTCAATACGTAAATTTAATATTAAATATTGAAACAAAAAAATATTTACAAAAATAAATGCAAAATAATTTAAAATTCATCTCTTTTCCCTTTCAATGGGTAATGGTTCTTTTTCAACTCCCAGAACTCAGCCATAAGCGAAGCGCGAAACTTGTAATCTCGATCCGTGTGATACCCGCTTTTGTAAACGCACTTACAAATGGATTCGTACAACCGTATGCCTTTCATCTTGTAATTTGCCTTTTTACATTCCGCGTATCTTCCTGAGTTCAAAACACCTGCCCAAAGTTTCATGCCTTCTTCCGTGGTGCTTGCGCTCATAAATTTGGCGCGTATGTATTTGTCACGTCCGCGAATGACCTCCCGTGTTTTGTACGTCACCGACTTTTGATTTTTCAAAGCCTTCACACCCCCAGCGTTCGCGTGTTTTCTCCAAAGTTCGGTTTCAACCCCTGAGGTCGTCGCCTCAATGATGAAAAAGGAATAAATCATGGATACGGGGAAATCGGTTAAATGATGTACATTCATCAACATGGATTCATAAGAATACGCCAGCCATATACGACGAATTTTAAAAAGGTCAATTTTATCAAGATTTCTGAATCCTTTGCCTTCAAGGTTTTTTCTTAATTCATGAATATTCATTTTCCTTATCTCCCAACCGTATGACCTTGAGCCATAAGCCATTTCATTTACTTCGCCTTTTTCTTCCTTTGCAGGAAAAGTAAGCGTGGTTATTTTGTGAACATACACCGTGTCGCGCTCAATGACTGGCACGAAGGAAGTATAATGGTACTGGGTATTTATTGGGGAATAAATCAACCCAACAACGAAGGCAACGCCAACGCCTGCGGCAACTTGGTACGGGAGGCGTTTGTTCTGAGGTACGTAATCAATGATTTTGTCTTTCATAAAAATGGTTTTTAAACTGGTAAATAATAAAGAGGGAGTTTACCCCCTCTTGTTTTTTTTTATTTTTAGTTTTCATCCATAAATTGATGAAAAAGATTTTCAAATTCGTTCCATCCTGCCATTGTCATATATTCTATTTTATATTCTTTTTCGCTTATTTTTATAACTCTTGCTTCGCAAAAAATTGAACCATCTTGATTTATCATAAAAATACCAGTTAATCCATCTATTCTTGATGCCGATGGTTTATACCATCCTGAATTTGTACTATCTAAATTTATTCCTGTTAAACAAGCATCTAAATTTGTGTGAATAGTTGTTCCAGTCCATTTAGTCTCAGCTATTTTTTTAAGTGCTTTTACTTTTGCGTTGTTTTCTGTTGTTTTTGCTAAAGTTGTCATTTGTTTTGTTTTTGTTTTTTTTTCAATACGTAAATTTAATATTATTTATTTGAATAAAAAAATATTTACAATAATAAAATAAAAAAAAATGTCCGCATCGAAAAACGCGGACATGAATTAGAACACTTTTAACAACTTACTACTTACACTTTATTTCCTGTACTCGCCAAACTTTGAAATACTAATCTCAAAGTTTTTCACGTCAATTTTTAATTCCTTGAATTGCTCAAGCGCCTTTTCAACGCTTTCGGCTTCAATGATCATTCTTTTGTCATTGTACTTTATTTCGTATTTCATCAGTACCATTTTTTTATAAGGTCAAAAATAAAGTAAATGGCGAAAGCCAAGGTAATAATACCTCCAGCTGCAACGAAGATGCTGGCGGCATCTTTAATCAATTTTTGTTTTTCTCTTTCAGTAATCATTTTTTTTCTTTTTCTAAATTTAAAATATGGTCTTCAAGTTCAATAATTCTATCAGACATTTTTTCAATTTCTGTGTCTAAAACATTCATATCGTCTTCTAAATTATCAATTTTTTCAATCAAATTATCAATTACTTCTTTGGCATCGGCATATAAATCATACGCTTTCCTTTGTAAATTCTTATCATTCATGATTTTTCTTTTCTTTTTGTTTTAAACGATATTCTTTTTGATAGGCTTTTATCTTTTCAGCATTTTTAAGCCTAAATCTTTTGTGTTTGTCATATAATAACTCAGGCTTTTCCACCTTGTTTTTGTAATACCTTATTTTTTTGGTTTCTAAATTTCTTAAGCGCCTTTTCTCTTTGTGGTATTCGGACATATTTCTATAATATGCCTTCATGTATTCCGATTTTCGGGCTTTCTTTTCTTCTTCACTCATATTTACTTTTTAATTTTCGTTCTCGATAGGCTTTTGCTTTAATTTTCAATGCTTCAATGTTCGCATAATAATAAGCAAGACTTTTGTCTTTTCTTATTTGCCTTTGTTCGTCCGTCAACTTCCAATAATTGTCCTTATTCCTGAGCCGTGTTGCCTCCCTTCTTTTATCCTTTTGAAAAGGTAACATTTTTCTATAATATTCGCGGTCATACGCCCTTTGCTTTTCCCTTTCTTCTTCGGTCATAGGCTATTTATTAAGATAGTTTTTAGAAGCTACTGGATCTTTGCCTTGATTCGAATACTTTGCGTCTTGCTTTTTATCATACGACACATTTGGCATCTCGCTTATGTCCTGGTAAGTCAGCTGAGCAATTTTCATTCCCGCGTAAATCTTCAGCGGTTGAACCGTCAAAAGCTCCAACGTCCAATGTCCCTTGAATCCAACGTCGCCAAATCCTGCTGTCACGTGGACGAATAAACCAAGCCTCCCGAGACTTGATTTGCCTTGAATGATTGGCACGTGTTTCAACGTCTCCGTGTATTCCACCGTTGATGCAAGGTAAACAATGCCAGGTTGCAGAATTATCCCTTCATCTGGAATAATGATTGGTGCGGATGGGTTTTTCTTGCGCACATCCAACACGCGCTCCGTGTAAAGCACCAAAGTATTTGACAAGGTCAAATCATACGAGTTGGTGCCAAGGTTCTCAGGAATAAAAGGCTCTATAACGATGTTACCTTCGTTAATTTCGTCATTAATTGTCTTGTCGGTTAAAATCATTTTGTTTCGTTTTTAAAGTTTTAGAAGTTCCTCTTTTACTTCTTGCCAAAAATCATATTCATCAATATCAGTATTCCATATTACATTTAATATTTCAGCAACTGCAACTAACGCACATCTAATACATTGACTATCTGCGTTGTCTTGGTCAGTGTAAATTATCATATCCATTTTATTGAACAATTCTTCTGCTTTTTGTTTTGCTGTTTGTTTCATAATTTTTCTATTTCTTGTTTAACTTCTAACCAAAAATTAATTGTTCCGTTTATTTCTTCTGTCCAAAAATCTAATTTTGTCCATTCGTTATTAAAAATTTGTAGTATCTTATCAACTGCAATCAAAGCACATTGTTTAGCATGGTTTAAAGCCGCAAAAATTTCTTGAAATTCTCCTAAAGGCTCATGAATCAAAGTGTCGTTAGGCATTGTCATATAGAATAGTCCAACTAATTCTTTTGCTTCTTCTTTGGCTGTTAAAATCATTTTGTTTCGTTTTTAAAAGTTTCGTTGTAATATTTTTCAAACCAACGATTTGAATTTTCGTCAAGTGCTTCATTAAAAGTAATTTCGTGTTGTTCCTTTTCTATTTGTTTGGCAATTTTAAAACGCTCTTTGTATTTATCTCTTAGTACTTCTGAATCAAAAGAAACAATGCCAAGTAAACTTGTTTCTAAAATTTCAACTGCCGTTTTTATTTTCATTTGTCGTATTTTTTACGGTTATCAAATTCCTTTTTTGTGTAAAAATATTCAGTCAACATCTGAGCGTTGCATTGCAAGTGCGCCGCGTGCAAACAACCGCTTTCCTGGTCAATGTCCTCACCGAGGCGAATGGCTTCAAGGTGACGTAAGGCGGAGGCAATCACCTCGCTCCACGGCATTCCCTTTTCCCAGTTGCCAGCTGGATATTTGTCCAAACCCTTCGTCCAAACTTTGGCGCATTCACGGTTAGCCAACGGGGGAATAAGGTCGTATCTGATTTTTTCATCGTTGAACCTCAGTCCCCTTGTATCTGATTTCATTATCTTTTTCAATTCATTTTCCAAATCGTCGGTCATAACTTCCATTTTAATGGGTATGTAAAAAACTTTTGTAAACCTCGCTTATCTGCTTGCAAGTCTGCTCAATTAAAACAATGGCTTTGAGTAAGTCATCCATTTCAAAGGTATGGTTTAATTCATAACTTTCACCGGTAAAAGATAAGCCGTTTTTCGTCATCTTTGTCCCCAGCCAGTTGATTTGACTTTCGGGAATTGTTTCCCCATTTACAAACATTGCCAGGGCGTACACTTTCATTTGAAGGCTTGTTTTCAAGGTCTCCATTGTCCACGGTCTTCCTGAGGTTTTAAAGTCAATAACGCGGTTGTTCTCCCTGTCCCATGCGTCAATGTATCCAACGACTTGAATGTCATTAATACTCAGGCTTATTGGTTTCTCAGCTTCAAGCCCTTTGAAGCCTTGTATTTTATCAATGTAAAAATCGGGAAAGGTTTCCATGATTATACCATTTTTGATAAACGCCTCCGTATCCTCGGCAAAGCGCTTGCCAAAATCCATGTAAATGGATGGTTCTTCAGGAAGGTTTAAAAAGTAACGATTAATGTACTTTTGACGGTCACTGTACCAAAGGTTGATTTGGCTGACTGATATATATTTTTTTGGAAGGAGCATGGTTAATATTATTTATTTATATTAAGACGTAATTTTGTTTCATAATCATATTGTTCCTTTTGTTCCTTTAAATATCTATTTTTTGCACCTTCCCATATTTGTTTTTTAAATGGTTCAAGCCACTCCTTAGCCCCTTGTATATAACCCTTTTCAAATGCCTTAGCAATTTCCTCAGCATACATTTTCTTTGCCTCATTCAAAGCATCGACAATGGCTTTGTATTCGCTTTCGTAAAACTCGGAGGCGTCCAATACCTTATCGTAAAAGTATTCCAACGACGTTTCTTTTTCTTCTTGGTTTTCCATGGTTCTTTTGTTTTTAAAATGGGAATTTTTCGTCTTTAATAAGTCCGTCGGTATATTTAACACCTTCTTCGTAACCTTTTTCAAAAGCAACTTTTAAAGATTGTTCATGCTGCTCTTCTAATTCAATCAAATCATTTTCAAGTTCTTCAATTTTTTGTTTAAGCATAATAAAAATATCATTAATTTCAGTCGATATATTATCTAATGCTCTTTCTAAATATTTGTCGTTCATTTTTTTTGTTTTTGCGGCGCGGTAAAACCCCAGCCATTTTTCAGGCTGGGGAAAAACGTACCAAATTGATTAAAAATATTTTCCGATTTGAATAAAGATCGTGGCGGCGGCAGGTTGCGCCTGGGCAGGTTCTAAGCCTGATGCTTGCAACTGGTGAAATATGTCAGCATAAACCGAAGTCATTAACGTCGCCTTTTCCGTGATTTCATCATGTGTTAGCTTACCGTTGCTTTTAGGGGGTACATTTGCCGCCTGCTGCACGTTCGCGCCTTCGGTGGGTGTTTGTACCTTTTCAGGTATTTCGTCGGCTGTGACCATGTCAAATGCGACCTTGTAACTTTTGCCGTCGTGAATGATGGTAACGGTGTCGTCTTTTTTCAAAGCCATTAACTTTGTATCGTCTGGTTTTCCGTAAACGCGGATGTCCGTACCGTTATCCAATGTAATTGCGGCGTTAATGGATGGTCCGTATTGACCCTCAAACACTTTGCCCGCCGTGTATTTAACCTTGCCTTTTAGAATATTCATTTCCTGCTTGAATTTGAAAATTTTGAGAATCGTACCACATTTGTTTTTTGTGGTCACTTATTGCCTTCCAGTCTATTTCCTGAGCGTAACTAATCTTATTTCCTGTGTAAAAGTATTTTTCAAGTTCACCGACTCCCCTTTGCCTCCACCATTTTTGCAAGTGCTTTGGTTCAACGATATGGTTGGGACAAATGCTTAATGAGGCATTGAGCGCGAAGTCTTGTATATTAATCATCTTGATTCGGTTATTTGTTGGCATTTAATAATCGCGATTTTGCAACAAGCAATAACTTCAATTCTTAGTTTATTAATCGCAGTATCCAAAACCCTTGTTTCATGAGCCTCCAATGTTTCAAGCATCGTTTTTATACAATCAAGGTAATGATCGTGCTTCGCTTCATTATGCCAACTAACATAAGCCTGAATCATTCTTTGAGAGTAAATCCAAAAATCAAGAACAATCCAAAAGTCGGCGCGAGCCTCGTTTCTTAATCTTTCGTTTTCGCCTTCAAGATACACGATGCGTTCCTCGTAATAACGGGTAAGAGCGTTGTTTGTAAAAGTGCTTTCAATGTTTTCCATTTTGGTTTGTTTTTAAAGTGATTGATTTGTTAAAATTGTCCAGTCCATTTCGTTCTCAGCAACAAGAGGCATGAGGTTTCGACTGTTGATTTGTGGATATAATTCAAGGTCAATGTCATGCGGCTCAAATGTCCAGCCGTGAATCTCCATGTTATCTTCAGGCGAATGCGGCGACGTTTGCCCGTACAATCCGAAGCCGTGGGAGAAGATAACGTGTACAAAGTGACCCAGCTTTTTATCAAGGGTACATTTGCAGGTGTATTTTGTAATATTCATTTGGTAAGTTTTTGAAGGTGGAAAAATGGAGTTGTTAGCTCCATGATTCTTGAACTTTTTTAATATCCTGGTCTAACTTGTTTAGATACTCGTTTGCCATTCTTGCAACTATTGGCATTTTGTTTGCCTCCCATTCTTCATCGGTGCAACCCTGAGATTTTACCGCGTGATAAACAGTTTTTACAAATGCTGCATCGGCTACTAATTCGTGAACCTTGTCAAAGTGGTTTTTTAATTCATTCATTGTCATCATGATAATTGGCTTTTGTTATTTTCAATACGTAAATTTAAATATAATTATTTGAATAAAAAAATATTTACAAAAATAAATTAAAAAAAAGTGAGGTATAATTTCTATACCCCACCAAAACAAAACCAAATTATGAAACTTATTCCTTCAATAAATGTCCTTTTATTTCCTCATATTCTTTTTGTAAACCATAAATTTCATGGTGATGAGTAAAAAATCTACAAAACATTTTTGTTTTTACATTAAAATACCAATCAGAATCTCCACAAAGTTCTTTTGGCAAACATTCATTGGAATTTAAAATAAAAGAATTTCCGTTACATTCATTATCAATGACTGCGTAATAAATTAATGCTTTTTTCATATTATTTTTTTAATCTCTTAATAACACCTTGCGCCAGACGGCTAACTTGTAAGCAAGTGCGCGGGCCCGTGGCATATTTCCTTCCTCAATTTTTCTCATGTGGTTCTTGCGATCAATCATATTGTCGGAATCAGGCTTTTCCTGCTTTGCCATTTCCTGAGCCTCAAGCCACAAGGCTTCCTTTTCGCCTTCCTTCCATTCGTTGATATAACCACGCTTCACACATTCGTCGTACCAAAATACGGGTATTTCTTCCAGCGGCTTTTGAAAGTTTTTCAACTTGTTATCAAAGTCCTTATCGTATTCCTCAGCAACTTTGCCCAGGCGTTTAATCCGATCCTCTTCTTCCTTCTTCGCTTGAATATCGGAATCCATCGCGAAATATATCTTTTGCCTCCAGGTAATGTACGCGGTCAGGATTCTTCCAATCGCATGAAGGTCAACTTTGCCGTAAAATTTATGGTCATTAATATCAAGTTCTTGTTTTGCAAACTTTTCAAAAGCAAGTTTAATCTCATCAACGGCAAGTAACTTGTAATTTGAAATAAAGTCGGTGACCTCCATCAAGTGTTCGGGCTTTGGCTCAATGCCATACACGGGGAGCAAGTGGCTTAAGGTTTGGGCAATCTTCGGGATGGCTTCCTTTGTTCCCGTTTTAAAAATCCTTAATTCGCGGTTCTGGATAACAAGCTGCACGTCTTGTATCTTTTCTTCCACGCGATTGGCAATCATTGGTAAGTTGTTCATAATTGGTTGGTTTTTTAATCTTGAAACTTTGCCATCCTTTCGGCAAGCAATTCTTGAAGCCTGTCATTATACGCTTTGTCCTTTGCCGCTGGGCTTGTCGTTTGGTATGCCGTAAATATCTTTGAGGCTTGTCCATAAATGTTTGCTATGGTGAAATTTGCCCTCAGCCATTTGTCATTCAAGTTCCACGCGGCTTGTATAAACACCTTCAATGCCTCAAGGCTATCGCCCTGCCTGTCTATTTTGTCAATGTATTTCAGGAGATTTCCCATTTGCCCTGCATCTTTGGGCATCATAATATAATGTCCATTTTGATCCGTGGGATACGCGGCACCGGATAAGGATTCAAACGTTTGGCAAAACACGGTGAAGGCGGCGTAAGTGGGGGAGGGCGTCTTTTCTTTTTCTTTTTTCGCGGAACTTTTTTCATTTTCTTTTTCACTTTGCAACTTAGCAACAACGGTAAAGGGGTTTACTTTGGGGGTTTGGACATTTGGAAAATCATTTGAAACTTTTGTAAAGTCGGTAAAATCTGAAGGATTTTCAACTAATACTTGAATATGGTTAATACTTGAATTGGCTAATACTTCAAGGGGCTTCATTGGTGAAGGCGTCCCCCCTTCATGGATGAATATCCCCCCCTCTTCATCATTAAAGGGGGAGGTATCCAAATTTGACATATTTTTACCCGTTACAAATACGCCGATTAACTCCGTGGTAATCTTATAAAGGTTACTTGTTTGGCTTCCATCAGGTCTAAAGCGTTGTTTTACGCTTATAATTTTCCGTGTTACCAATTCATTTTTAACCCGTAAAATCTTTGAATCGCTGAATCCAGATTGTTCAATCAATTTTTTGTTTGAAGGGAAACACATACGGTTTTCATTCATAAAATTTACAATGTGACAAAGGAGAAACAACTGGTCAGGCGTCACCTGCGGCAAAAGTCTTGTATCAATGTTTATCATAAGTTTATAAAAAAACCCAGCAGGTGCAAGGCTACTGGGTTAGATGAAACAATGCGGATATTGTCCCGAAGTTCTTTTGAATGACTTGCACCTCGTTCAAAAGAATGATTAAAGATAAAGAATTTATTTCATTTCCTTCAGGTATAAAGTAAGGTCTTGCACTAATTTTTCAATCTGATTAATTTCAAGATTATTTATTGCCTTAGTTACAAAATCTTCAGCCTTGCATTTTACAACAACTGTTCTATCTTTTAACCCAGCTATTTCCATGCCTTGCTTTGCGCTTATTTCACGGTTAATTACCTTAGTGGCAATGTCAGGGGCATCACGTTTAAGGCGTTGAATTTGGTATTGTCTTGAAGTACCTTTATCAATTTGAGGAGGTGATATATAACCTCCTTTATTGTGTTGATTAATGCCGTGTTTAGGCATTGCATTAATTTGTTCTTCATGTTCCTGCCAAATATTAGGTTTTCGCTTACAATGTGCTTTTATAACATCAATGTCCCAGCCTAATCCCCAGGGCACTTCGTACCTTGCAAATTCTACATAAGTTGTAAAAGTTTTAGGAGACAAACCATAAGGGTGTCTGTTACTCCAAAAGTCTTTAAATGAATATAAAGAATCAAAATAGGTCATGGCTAAACCAAAACTGTTTATACCATTTATGTCAATAAGTTTATTGTAAACTTCCTCTGGATTAGTGCTTAGTGAAATTGCTGATGTCATCGTTAATGATTTGTAATTTTTTATTTAATAATCTTAAGTCCATACAAGTTTTATGATCCTTAATATTTGCAGCTTCATTGTATTTATAATGAGCGTTTTGATACTCAGTGTAAATACCTAACCTTATAGCATATCCAACTCTTTTGTGAATTTCCTTTTTTACAAGTTTGATTTTTTCGTACTTAGGAATTTCATCTATTTTATTGTTTTCCTGAGGTTCATCTTTCTGAATATTCCTTGCAATCATATTTTCAAAAATACTTGCTAAAGCATAGTTTAAATCTTTGACTTGGTTTAAAGCATCTATTTCTTGGTCAGTAAACTTATATCCATTGTTTATAATACCATGATTTCCAGCTATTATATCGTCGAATAAAGTTTGTATTGTTTTAGGTTTTCTTTCTAAACCTTCACTTAGTCCAGTATTAATCCTTTTATTTTCGTCTATTACAAAATGCTTATAGCCTGCTTCAAGAGTTTCTGCAACCTCAGTAAATAAAGAAAAATTAGGATAATAAAAATAGCAATGGTCTATTGCATTTTGATAAACCTTGCAATTTCTTACACCTCTACCCATTACTTGTTCAAAGTATGTCCTGGTTGTAATATTGTTTAAATACAGGATAACACGTATTTGAGGAATGTTTACTCCTTCAGAAACCATTTGAACAGTCACAACCCAATGCTTATTATTATTTCTAAATTCTTTTATTGTTTCGGTAGTTGAATCCGCGTCACTTGTAATAATAGAACAGCTTATATTTTGATTTTGTAGATTACTAAAAATACTTTTAGCATCTTCAATCGTGTTGGCAATAATTAAACCTTTTGCCTCAGGATAATAAGTATTTCTTATTCCTTTTAATTCTTTGT